CGTTACTCTCGCTACCCTCTACTAGATTAAACGCTGGAGCGGTTGCGCCACCTGCTGCTCCTCCCTCTGCGCCTCCTCCTAGTTGTGGAGCTCCTCCGCCTGCGCCTCCTTTACCTAAAGCTGCTAGTCCTTTCGCTGTTGCCGCTACGTTTGTCGCTATACCTATTCCTAGATTAATTTTGTTTAGTAATAGAGCAGTTGCTCCCGCTGTTGCTGTTGCGGGATTACTCAATAATGGTTGAGCTACTAAATCCGCTTTACTCTTGTTTATTACCATCTCGGCAATCCCTACCGCAGACTCCCCGATTAAAGCTGTTGCTTGCAAAGCCTTAGAGTCCTCTCCTAGTTGTTTAAGTAGGTTTAAACCGTTTTTTATAGTTCCTAGAGATGCGTCTTGAATTGATGCCTTTGCGTCTGCAACTTTTTTCTCCTCCGCTATCTTTTTATCCGATATAATCTTTGCGTCTGCTATTGCTTTGTCATCTATTTTCTTTTGCTCTGCTGCATCTTCCTCTCCGTGCTTAGTTTTTAAAGCAAGCAATTTCTCGTCAAAAGATTTTTGTAGCTCTATCTTAGCCTCGTTATCTTCCCCTGCTATCTTAAGGAGTTCGTCTAGTTGCGTTTTTAATTTTTCTCTCTCGACCTGTCTTTTTTCCTCTTTAGTGTTAGCAGAAAACTCCGCAATTTTTTTAGCGTCCTCCGCTGCTTTTGTATCAATAGCTTTTTGGTCTGCCGCTGCCTCTTTATTTAAAGCTGATATTTGAGATGTAACTAGTTTTTGCTTTCTTAGCTTTGCCGTCTCTAAATCTATAAGCCTAGCCTTGAGGTTTGCCTCCTCGTCTAGGTCTGCTTTTGTAGAGCCTCCTAGAGCATTTTCTGCGGTCTTTGCTTTTAATCTTATACTAGCTGCTTTTATCTCTTTGTCTGTTATTTCGTCCTCTAATTTACCCGCCTCTGTTAAAAATGCAATCCTCTCTTTTGCAGAAAATAGCTCTTTATTAACTGCCTTGTCTAATAACTCCGCTCGCTTTCGATTTGCCTCTGCTCTGTCTACTATTAATGCTCTGTCTAGCTTATCCGCTGCCGCTCTCTGGTCTGCTATTTTGCCAGCGATTTTAGCCTCCTCTGTCATTTCTGTAACTAGGTCTTTTGTAGCACCTGCAAGCGCCTGTGTTGCTTGTACTAAGGGATTTGTTTGCACTAACAATTTGTTAGCTCCCTCTGCTGCATCGTCTAGCGCTCCGCTAATATCTCCGCTAAATGCTTTTTTTATAGCGCTACCTAATAAACCTAGTCCGTCGGTTATTAGTGTTATCTGGTCGGTTACATACTCCTTTATGGAATCTCGAAAACCTTTTAAAGCCTCTACAGGGTTTGTGAATGCGTCCATTATTGCCGTACCTAACGCCGCTAACCTGTCAACTAAAACACTTGTTAACGTACCTATAACGCCCATTATTTTAGCAAACTTGTTTTGTCCTTCCTCTGTGCTTTTAAAAGCGGCTGTAATTGCTGCGATAGTTATAACAATTAAACCGATACCACTAGCAGCAATAGCTCCTCCTACAGTGCGAAAACCTAAAGCTATGGTTTTTAAACCACCTGCAAACTTTTTAAAACCTGCTAAAGCTCCGCCCGTCATTGTATCAATAGAGCCACCTAGATTATTAGTGGATTTGTTAACGTCTCCTACCTCTTTATCTAGTTTTTTAGTTGACTTTGTAACGTCGTCTACTCCTTTTTTTGCATCGGTTGAGTCGACGGTTAACTTTACTTTTACCTCTTTCATTATCTTTTAGCTTTTATAATTCGTTTTACTTTTTGTTTTAATCCTCTCCAAGTTGTGACCATCTCGTTTTTACCTTTTGCGATTTCGGTATAATCCCCTGCGCCGTAAAACTCTCCTCGTCTTAGTATATCGATTACCTCTGTAATGTGGTTACTCATTTTGTACTATTGTTATATCTGTTGTTATTGAATCCTTTACGTATCGTATTATCATGCTACGAGTTCCAGACGGCGTTGCCCACTCGTCTACGGATATAGTCGCTAGGTTGTTAGCCGTTCCCTCTACGCCCGTAGTTATCCAAGACGTACCGCTACCGTCTGCAATTTTAGTAACCGTATAGCTCTCTATAAATTCCACGTTAAAAGCCATATCCGTTGCCCACCTTTCAATATTAATAATAGACGGAATGTATACTCTATTTTGTAGGGTAGTATCAAAGCCATTTATTAGCTCTAACTTTGTTAAGCCGTTTAAGAGGTTATAAGAGTACTTATTTATTCGGTAGTCTATTTCTCCGATTGCGATAACATCGTTTAGCTCAAGCCTTGTAACTATCTGTATAGGCAAGTTTGCGGTATACATAAACGTTCGCCTCTTTAGNTCAAAGATTGCCGTNACNTAATCCTTGTAATGTATGCTATATAAATTATTGACTAAGCTCTCTCCTGTAAAGTTGCTAAACTCCGCCTCAAATAGATTTGCATAGACTGGGGCTACAGGTCCAAAGTGATGTATAGGTATAACTAGGCTAGTGTTTAAAACAACGTCCGCCGCTAGGTCGTTAACGAATCTTATCGGAGTTGCTGAAATATCTTGTTTTGATGTGTAATGTAAAACCGCCTTTGGTACAACTTCGTTTAAATTATCGTCTAGTATTACGCCCGTTTGTATGTTTGTATTTGTGCCTACTATAGCGTCGTCTTGCTCTACCAAACGCTCAAAGTATATTTGTTCAAATGGTAGCTTTACCTCTAGCGTATCGCCGTCTATTAATTTCTTTGGCGTCAAGCTCTCGTATACATTTACTAGCGATGCTCCGTATCCTTGCCCGTCGGCTGCTCTCTTTTTAAACTCCATGTTTAAAATAGTACTCGGCTCTTCAAACTCGAAAGCAATACGTTTTAAAAGCTCGCCTCTGTCTACGTCAAACTTTGCGAAATCTATATATTTAGTAGCGTCGTATCTTTGACCTTGAGCGTAGTAAGAATCCAAAGTGTTAACGTAGATACTTCCGTCGTCTTTTGGAATCGCTACAAGTTTAAACATATTAAAAATGCCCTTGAGAAAGTCAACTATTTTTAACTCTGGCATCTCGTCGCCTATTACTACTTTATTAACTAAGGCTTGAGAGGCGCCTGTTGTTGTGTTAATTAGCTGTGGTATATCTGCTACATATTTTAATACGCTTATCGTAGATGTAAACTCAATTTTTGCGTTACTTTTTACATACCATTCAAAATTAAAAGTTGTCGTACCGCTTGGCGAAAATAGGTTGGTACCTATTGATACAACTCCGTCGCCGTTACCCCATTGCGTCCGATCCCAAGCGTAAACGTCCTCTCCTGTATCTGCGTTTCTAACTATAAAAGTATAGGGTACATCTTCGTAACCAGAGGCAGGGGTAATCGTGTTACCTATTGAAAATCTAGTCCTATTTACTCCCGTTCTTATAGTTTCAAAAGTTCCTATATTACTGGTTAAATTTATATAAGTTCCGTCTCCGCTAGTAAAGTCTACTATCTCCTCGCCGCCACCTATCGCCACCCTATCGTCTGCCTTGAGCCAAAGATATTGTTTCTCAAACTCTGTAGTACTAAAGAAATCCCTAGAGAATACTATAGGGTTATCATATATAAACGAGTTGTATCTTGTCTCTATTGCGTCGATTATCTTTGATAGCTTTACGCTAGGTCTTAGGTCGCTCCACACTACGCCCGTAGCGTGTGAGGTACTCGCTGCGTTTGCTATGTTAATAGTCGTAGCGTCTACGTCATGCGCTCCCGAATGGCTGTTATAAAAATAACGCTTGTTAGCCATTAAAGTATAAACGATGTCGCCGTCTAATAGATTCCCCTCTAGTCCGTCGATTACGTTGTCGCTCGTCCAGTCGTGGTCTAACGTAGGGAACGCCAAATCGCTTAACATATCCTCGCCTATTGTATCCGATATATTAGGAAGATTACCAAAAAAATTGATTGTATAGCTCTCAAGCCTACCCTTTACTATATTACACTTGTTTAGCCTCCACTTTCCTAGCTTGAAAGGTACGCCGTCGATGTCAATACTGCCCTCTACTTTACTCCTAGCATCGAATCCGTTATCTATAGACGCATTATACCAATGTTTAAACAATCGATTGTTATTTTTACTAGCGGGAACGGTAAAACTCTTAGAGTAGTCGCCTGTATTTTTAGTAATATCGCTCACGTCTAAAACAGAGCTTACAATATCCACGCTCTCGTCTGCGTATTGGTCTAGTAATTCGCCGTTAATAAATAGATTAACCATGCTTATATGTTGTTTATTTCATTGTAACTCATTTCGAAAGTCATAGTATAGTTAATTAACCTATCGTTTTGCCTTGTCTTAAATTTCTGCGAGGTCTTTTTTATGTTTAAAGGCGTGTAAGTTGTACCGTTATAGCTCCAGATTCGCTCTGTTAGTAGTATTTGCTTGAGTACTTCGTTCATATCCTCGTCAAGCCACCCCGTCTCTGCCATTAATGTAGTGCGACCTTGCACGCCGTACCTTACAAATTGATGGAATCCGTCCGACGCCTGCCCTCTGTTAGTCTCGAAACTGCTATCCGTTACGTCTATAGTCTCCTCTTGCTTTTTAAAGAAAGTAAACGTCTGCAAAGCGCCGTCTTTATTTTGAAAAAATACGTCTAAGGGAGTATATTTACACTCGTCTGTTAGGTTTAACGTAGTGGTTTGACCTTGCCAAACTATCTCTACATAAGCCTCGTCTATAGCTAGAGATAACTCAATCCAAAGGTATTGAATAATCTCGCTACTCTCGTCCGATAGCGCAGGGGTTGCCGAGTAATTTATTTCTAAGCTAGGATAAGACTTTACAGTCACAGCGCTAGAGGTTGCACCTGTAGGCACGAAGATAGGAAAGACAAAGTTACCCTCTCTGTTTACTTTATACTCTTGAGGCTTTAAAAGTGTTTGATTAGACACCGCCGTTACATTTCTGCCCTCGTTTCCGTAAGCATACCCTAGCGTCATTATCTGAGTAGCCTCGTGGTACAACGTAGCGACTGCGTCATAGGTTACGTAAGTGTATACCCATTGTTGGTTATTACCGTCGATTAATTGTATACCCGTCGAGAGCGTAGGAGACGGCTCTGTAAATTCTATATAGTCTTGTATAATAGCGTTTATGTTTATGCTATGCGATCCTGTCGACGCCGTAGTATTTTGGTAGGTTATTTGATAGCTATTGGTAGAGTCTGGAGTAGACTTGTCGCCATTCCAAACCCAAACGTTTAGCGTATACTTTGCGCAAGTTACACCCCCATACACTAAAGGGGTATCTATATAAAACGGACTTAATGCTCTTATCATTTTGTTATTGTTACGTTATCACTTTTAATATTCATTCCGTCGATAAGGTCAAGAGCGAAAGCCTCGCCTATCTCGTCGCCTAGTTTTAGTACTTCGTTATCTAGGGCGTCTGTAAAGAAATGCGTCGTCTCGATTCCTGTGTGATACACACTATTTGCAATCGCATAAAGCAAACCTTTGCGGCTTGTAAATTTTCCCTTTGCATCTCTAGGCGCTATACCCTTTCGAATAGTCCACCCGTTAAAAGCCATAAACGGCGGCTTTTTATCTCGATACTTAAACTTATTATTTGTTACTTTTTTAAGTTTCCAAGCTGCGCCCGTTACTTTTTTGCCCTTTACTTTTTTATCCGCTCTTTTACCTCCGACACCTTTAACCCCTGCGTCTACANATTCCCAGTAATCCGCTAGTATAAACTCTATTGAATTACCCTTTACTTTATAGGATAGGTTTTTAGATAGGTTGCTATCGCCTTTCTTTTTTTTCTTTAGATTAGCCCTTGCTTGCGTTACTACATTACTCCCTAGAGTATCAAATATTTTAGCTATACTTCCCAAAAGCAAAAGCTAGTTTCGTCTATTGGCATCTCTACCTCTAGGCTCATATCCCACCCGTCCAATAGGTTTTTATCTGAGTAAGTAATCTGCGTCAAGGTAGGACTATCCGACGCCGTTATATTGTTGTTTGCAAAGTCTCTGTGCATTTTAACCCAAAGCGCATTAAGGCAAGAGAGCGTACCGTTGTAGTTATCTACCTCGTTATCGTTGAGGTAAAACTTATCGTTTACATTCTCGTTATTAATATCTCTAATATCTAGGCATTGTATATTTAGGCTAAAGGTAATCGTCGCGTTTGAGCTAAAGGTGGCGTCTGTTATATCAATATTAAACAACGGGAATATATCGCCCTTATTCAAATCAATATCTGCGCCCGTTGTGATTGTTTTAACAAATACGTCTTGCTCTGCTAAACTCCTTATATATCTTAATATTCTACTGTATGCGTTCATTATAATTGTGTTACGTTATTACCTTTCCTTAGTATTGCCTCCATATTTTGCCTGTCTAACTTATGAGCTAGGAACGTGTGAAACTCATGTACAGGAATTTCTAGCACTCTGTCAATTTTTAGTATATCATTGCCTGCCATCATATCAATAGTAACGTACCACCCCCATTTTGAGAAATAATCTACTGCCTGTTTTTCTCCTCCGCTTGAATCGTATATCTCTGGATAGCCTCCTTTAATTCTCTCGATAAACTCCAAAAAAAAACCAGAGCGCCGTTTACTATATTCATTGGGCAACTTCGCATCTCCTCGCATAGAGCCTTGTCGTATTTGTAGGGCAGTATCTCATAGTTACCAAAAGCGTCCTCGCTTGTAACCCTACGAAATAAGATAGCTATAATCTTGTGCATCTCTTTAAAGTCCATTCCTATAGTGCTGAGGTCTACATACTCCGCCGTCGTTATCTCGTCTAGGTTTGGGATAAAGCCGTACTCTACTCCATTAAGTATAAACCGCTCTTGAAACTCTACGTCCTGCTCACACGCTGCTATAATCTGCGCCATCAAACCCTCGTAGTCTGTATAGACTAATTTCTTTACATCTTGTTTTTTCATTCCTGTAAACAAAGATATAACCCTCTCAATCATTCCCTGCTCTGTCATCTTATCCTCTCGCGCTCTAAGCGCCTCAAACTTGACGTATTGATCCAGAGTAATATCTGCGATGTTTTCGGGTACACTAATTTTGATAGTCTCTGTCATATAATAAAAACAAATTAATTCTCTTTATGTTATTTACCTTATTTCTATTTTGCCACGATTAGCAAGCAAATGAGAAACGCCGTAACGCAGAGCATCGAGGCTATGGTCGTACATCGCAGAAAATACATTTGCGCCTTTGTCTGTATATACGTAGTTATTCAATTCCTTTGCCATATTAGTAGAGTCTGGGTGTACGACAAGCTCATAGTCTTGAATAAGTGCCACACCTGCCGCGATACTACCTGCGCCTTTCTTAGCGCCTCTAATATTAAGACCTAGCTTTTGCAACTCTGCAATAGTTCCTGCGCTCGCGCTATCTGCTATGATAAGACTACGCCCTGCTCTCTGTCTATTGATTGCGTATATTTCGGAGATGGTTATTTTCGATTTGTATAGCTCCTCCTTTGCGTAGATTATCTTTCGCTTTTTATCTATGGCAATAGCAACTAAAGTTGTCGGATCGGTAAAGCCGTAATCCTGCCCGTAAATAACCTGTAACCCGTCGGGATTAAATTCGCCAAAGCGCCAGTTTGTATAAACGACTCCCTCCGCTTTTGACAGCCAAGAGCCTAAAACAACGTGCTTGTATTTTATCGGATTGCTGACTTTCATATCCTCGAAATAGTCTAGTATCTCGTCGGGTACAAACTCTAGGCAATCGAGGTAAGAGGTATGTATATAACA